CCGTGATGCAGAAAAAGAAAAAGGCCCCGAGGGGCCTTTTGAACACTGTGTCTGCAATGAATTTTTGGAGGCGCGAACCAGAGTCGAACTGGTCTAACCGGATTTGCAATCCAGCCGCAATGTTAAAAATCAACAACTTACATCGCAACCACACAAAACCCGACTCAGATGGGCTCTGCACCTTGCCTACGCTGGGCGAGGTAGGCGGTCATCGAATGACTGAACCAAGGCAGTCACCCAGGCACCCTGCCCTTTGTACAGCGGCTCGGACACCAGCAGCACCCTGTCGACGCGGGCCAGGGAGCCTTCATCGATGCGTATCACTTTAACGCGCAGGCGCTGGCCGGCCTGGGTGGCTGCGGCGATCGCGCTGGCGGTGAAGACTTCGCGCCGGGCCGTTTCGGCTCCCGGCACAGGCTGCACCGGTGGGCATAGGCTTGGTACGCCTGCGCGGCCAAGCACATCTGGTACGGCTATGAGGGGGCAGGTCAGATCAGCTAGCCTGCCACCCCTTAGGTCTCTCCACGAATAAATTGGCAAGGCGGCAAGGGACAAGGGACAAGGGACAAGGGACAAGGGACAAGGGGCAAGGGGCAAGCGGCAAGGGGCAAGGGGCAAGGGGCAGGTCAAACTATTTATTTTTATTAAGTTTTGATGTTGAATTCAACAATACATCTTGCCCCAATTCACGGGCCAATGCTTTTCTAACCCATCCAACGTGCGTTAGAAACACGCCCTTTTTGATTCTTTCTTCAGATGTACCGAAAAAATGCCCTGAAAGAGATTTTTCTTCAACTTTTTCACTATCAAATTTCTCTACCCAATCATAGTGAGAAGTCAATATATCCTTAAGCCTATCCACTGAATCGATTCCAAGCGATAATAATTGCTGCACAAGATCAGAATACTCCTCTGGCTCACGGAAATTTTCTGCCGGCAAAATATCATCCATCAACGTCTTCAAAGACTCCACATTTATAGGCTTATCAAAGTTACTTAATTGAGAATTAAGGTCTATGTATTCATCACGAGAACTCAGAACCCGCTCAAACTCAAGATCTACAGTCTCCAGTAAAGCTGACACACGATGAATCGCACGTCTCAAAGGTGGGGGAACACTTGCTTCTTGCTTATACTGAAGCTTATGAGACGCAGTTGCCCAAATATGCTGTGCTAGAGTACGCACCTGCAATTCCACTTTCATGTCACCCAACCCAACAAATGTTGGAACATCCAACCAGACTTTAGGTAGCTTTACAACGTAGTGTTGCGATTGATATCCGAATTGAACCTCTCCCAATCTATCAGACGTATCTTCACTACTACAAACGTCAAAAGTTTTTTCAATTAACGATTTTGCTTTTTTAACATCCCTATTGAATAATAAAATTACACGAACCCCCACCACATCATCAAATTCAAATATACTGACAAACGCCTTTCTTTTCCTATCAACTTTTTCCGAAATTGAAACCAGTGACTTAACACGACTTTCAACCGGGATAGCCAAAGATATATGATGGCGCTGAAGAATGCTTGACAACTGCTCAACGATTGCCAAACGCAATCTATTTAAACCCTCAAAATTCTTTTGATATTCTTCTGAAAATTTATTGTTATCATTCATATCGACTGCTACTCCTTTTAGATATTTATTCAAATTAATTCACATCGGACCATCTATCAAATTAAATCCGGGATTTTTAAAGCACATCTTTTATACAGATAGAAGAACCCTAGAATAATCACAAAATTCCACGCTCTTTTCTGTGGTTTAGTTGAATAATCACCCTAACAAGCAGTTTCATTGTCTCTTTGGAGGGAGCAACAGGCTACGGTCAACATCGATCTGGGTGCGCAGCAGCATTACCTCATCGTCTCGCCTTCAACATCCGCTCGGAGTCCTGCAACCACTGCTGCCCCGCTTGCAAAGTGCTGCGCGAGGGCGCCGTATCGATCTGCAAGATCGCGGCCGGCAGCGGCGTTGGCCTGGGCTTGCGCCCTGGTGATCGCGGCGCTGCACTCGGCGGTGAGCGACGACAATGCCGTCAGTAAGGCTTAACACCGCCGTGCCGGGCACTTATTAACCGCATCTGCCGAGGGCTGCATTGCGCTAACACAGACCTTTGCTACGAAGGTCAAAGACTAATTTTCTCGATATTCCGAGAAAATTAGATTTAGACAGCCTTCAAAATTATCTCAAATAGCTACGAGTTAATTTCTACTGCGATCTGATTAGCCACATTGCCCCAATTTTAGTAGAAACCCAGCCCCTCATTCCATTAATGATTGCAGCCTCAGTCTGGACACCAAAAGAATCCAAGAGATAGTTATCTGGATTTTGGCTAAAGCCGAAACCATTTAGATTTGAATCGCGTATAAGATTTAGAATATTATTTCGCGACACACAGGAGCTCATCCACTTGAGATCGGGAACCAATCCTGTTTGAGAGTTGCTACTCGCAGTATTTTTCTCAACATACCTTGAGCCAGGACCATAATAAGAAGCGAACATATAACTTATTGTCACCGGGTCATAGCCAACGTAAGATTCAGAACTCACTACATACCTGCTATCCCAGGCCGTCAGCATTAATGAGATTCTTTTATTGGTAACTGTATCTACTATGTAATAGAACGGTGTGACATACAGCACTGCTCCTTCAGAATAATATCCAGGAATACTCATATCGAAGGACAAGCAGGCGTTTGGATCTGCTCCAAGGCTAGATTTCCAAGGATATAAATTCGCATTAGCTTTCGAATAACTAATGTTTTTCAATGTCGCATCTTGTGGGCCTGTGAATGCATTTAAATGTACGCCTATATACTCGCCTTTCACCTGAACAGCCGTAGCGCCGTATGTATTAGTACTCGAAGCGTAGCCAGATTGATACGTTTGAAGCGGAGTTCCTGTGTTAAGTTTAGTGAAGTCAGCCACATTCCAGCCGCCGAACGGATGGGTAATATCACCGACTCCATAAGAATAAATTGCAGCGTTGCTTCCATTAGCCACATTGGAGTACACATTTCCACTTACGCCGCTAAAGACAGGCTGTGAGAAATATACCGTTTGCGCTGTCGATGCAGCAGATGAAAGCAGAATACAAAAACCCAAAAAAGGCGCTATGATTTTATTCATTATTAATTCAGACCATATCCATATAATCCATCTACCAGTTATATAGACAGAATAAACAAGATCACAATAAGTCGACCTTTGACAATCCATCAACCCAAACAAAAACTGTTTGAAGTCCATAAATTGAAGTAAGTAACACAAACCATCGTCATATTAATTACGACATAGAAGCCTCCCCCTCTATTTCGCTGTCACTCTACACTACGGAATTCAGTGATCTAGGCACCATTGGCAAATAATTTTGATCAGTTTCGACCATCGCATGGAACGATGCAAGTACTTCTTGAAAGATCTAAGAAAGTCGCCATTTGCAAAAGATCTAAACGCCCAATCTTGAAAGTGGGTGACCACCTACAAATCATTTTTCATTCATCGCCTCGAAAGAGACGCCGGTCGACTGCAATCTGGTGCATCAAAAGCACTACCTCGTCGTCTCGCCTTGCAAGATCCGCTCGGAGTCCTGCAACCACTGCTGCCCCGCTTGCAACGTGCTGCGCGAGGGCGCCGTATCGATCTGCAAGATCGCGGCCGGCAGCGGCGTTGGCCTGGGCTTGCGCGCTGGCAGTGGCTGCGCTGCGCTCGGCGGCGACGCGCAGCCGCTCAACACGAGCGAGATCAGCGCGCACAGCAGCGTCGCGCGCAGGGCGGGCCTGGGTGAATGCATCGGATGCCTCCTGGGTTTGCGTTGCGTGGGTGGATTCGGCGGTGGCGAGCTTTCGCTCCAGGGTCAGGCCCGTGACGGCCTGGCCGGCCACCTCCTCGGCCCGTGCCGTGATCAGGCGCTGGAGAGCAAGCTGCTCGCCATGCAGGCGCCAGGTCTGCAGGGCCAGCAGCGCGGCAAGCACCAGGGCGCTGGCCTGCCAGGCCTTGGACTTGATGGCTTCGAGCATCGCTACACCCCTAGCCACGGCAAGTACTTCATGCGCCGGGAATGCAGCGGCACGGTGTTGCGCACGTGCTCGCGGTTGATGTCATATGCGCTTTGGCCGTAGCCCTGCCACTTCTCACGGCTCTTGACGCTGTGCAGCTCGACGTGGCCGAACCACTGGTCGGCGTCGCAGCCTGCCCGCAACGTGCACAGCTGGCGGTCCTGCTGGAGGTGGCTCCAGCCGCCGTTGTATGCCGCGTCGCAGAAGGCCACGCGCACCAGTGCATCAAGGTCTGGCGACAGCGCCTGCAGCCGCGCATCGCAGCCGCGCAGCTTGATGATCGCCGCGCGCACGCTCAGCTCGGGCCGCTCGTAGACCGACTGCCAATCCAGATCCTCGAGGGCGGATGGGGCCATGCGCCGCACTTCGTCCAGGCTGTCAAAGCGCAGGGCGCCGGTCTTTGTCCATGCGCGCGTGAGCTGGGCCAGGCCGCCCCCCTCTTCCCGCGAGGTCTTGAGGCGCGCGGTCGAGGACCAGCACATGGAGTGCGTGAGCGATCGGCAGGACTCCTGCTCGAACAGCGCGCCCAGGTAGCTGCGGCGGGGGATCTTGGGCCAATGGGCTTTGATCTCGTCGACGATCATCGGCGCCATGGCCTCGGCCCTGGCCAGGCCGGCGGGCTGGCGCGCCGGCACCTCGCCCGCCTGGGCAAACTGCGTCATCGACGCCCAGACGATGGCCACGACCATGGCGCCGCGCAGCACACACAGCGCGAGAAAGGCCAGCCCGGCACCGATGGGATGCTCAAGGGCCTTGATCCATGCATCGCGGCCGTGGGCGTAGTCGGCCATGGCCTTGGACGCACTCAGCGCCACGGCCACGGCCACAGCGGTCCACGACAGCCACAGCAGTCGAACGACAGGCTCGCGCCAGCCGTTGGGACCGAGGGAGTTGATGACGATCACAGCCAGGGGCAAGGCCAGCACGGCCCACCACCGCCAACGCTTGAGGGGATTCACAGGGGACTCCATTTCTTCGGGACACAAAAAAGCCCGCCGGTGTTGCCACGCGGCGGGCACTGAAAAGCGGATACGGATCTAGACGTCGATCCGGGTGTAGACGAGGTCCGGGGCCGGCCCCGTCACGGCGCCGCCGCGCACGAACACAGGCGTGCCTGCCTCGATCTCGAGCGGGTTGTTGACTATGGACGTGCCACCACCCGGGAATTCCACGCGGGCCGTGGTGCCCAGGCGCACCACCAGGGTGGCATAGAGGACCGGGGCCTCGGGCTGCAGGTTCTGCAGGCGGCGGAAGAGGTTGATGGTCATGCGATGGACCTTTCCACGTCCAAGGTCTGGCGTACGGTGGGCGCGTCGACCGAGACCGTGATGCCGCGCACCAGTCCGCGCCATGTCTCGGCAGGCTCCTGAACTTCGATCAGATAGCCCGGCAGGATGAGGCCGGGGTTCGTGCCACCCGTCAGCAGCGGCACGGTGATGGGCTGGTGGTGCGTGATGACCGATGCGGCCAGCACCGACTGACCGCGCAACCGAGCCGCGACGGTGTCGGTGATCAGGGCATCGGTGACCTGGGGCGCCAGGCGGTCGCCGGCAGTGCCAGTACGCACGACGTGGCCCAGAGGCAGGCCCTGACCAGTGCCGGCCACATACACGGCGTTGTAGCGCGCAACGCGGGTTGCCTGCAGGCTGTCGCTGGTGATGATCTGGGCAGGCATGCGGACGTCCGCCACGGCATCGCTCCAGGCCCACGGCATGTGCGGAAAGCGGGGCGCGATCTGCAGCTGCGGCTCAAAGCGATGGCTGCGCACCACGCCGCCGGCGGCCTCGGCGATGCGCTGCGCGACTGATAAGGGCGTGCCGCCGTGGCTCCAGATATTGGCCGGCACCAGCCAGTCGTCGAGCTGCCAGTCGAGAGTTACGCCAGTCAGGTCCAGCGCCTCAAGGACCAGCTGTTGCGCGGTGCGCGGCATGGTGTTGGCCCAATCGGTAGACGGGAAGTAAGGCGCAGCCAGCAGCGAAGTGACGCTGCGCCCCGTGACCTGCACCGCATGTTCCGGGAACTTGCGCGTGCGCGCCGGAGGGTCTACGGCGAACACCCACTGGATGCCGTCGATCGTGATGCGGATCTGCTGCGGCACTCCCTGCCTGGGAGCGAGCTGGTCCAGCAGCGACAGCTTGCCCGAAGCGGACATGGTCCAGCCGTAGTCGTCGTCGTTGGTCGTGATACTCAGGCTCTGCAGAGGCACACGCTCAAGGCTCGGCAGCAGTACGGCATCGATGGAATGGACTGTCATGTAGACCCTCAACAATGGAATGACGTAGCGCGGGGGCTCGGGGTTCGGGTCGCCCTTGCAGCACACAAAAACCAGCTGCGCGCTGCTGGACCAGGGGTCCACAAACAGCAACCGCACATCGAGTCCGCTGGGCGGGACATAGCACGGCGGATCAACGGGCTCGACGGGACGTATAGGCGTCGCGCCCGGCCCCGGCCGCATGGCCTCCTGATACCGCCCCCGCCACGGTATTGCCGTATGCACGCCGTCCGTCATACGGCTGGCCACCGCCGCGCCACGGGGCAACGCATGTCCAAAGGTGCTGCCCTGGCGCGCACGCAGGCGGATGGATTCTTGCCAGGCCTGCGCGATCACGGCGCCGATGGTCTGGGCATCCTGGAGGGTCGAGAAAACAGCCGCTCTCACGCGGCCGGCATCCTGCCAGGACTGCGCCACCGCGAGGCCCACGCCGCGAGCATCCTGCATGCGTGCCCACACAGCCTGCCGCAGGCGCGCAGCCTCCTGCCAGTGCTGACGGGTGGCAGCCTGGATCGGGACCGCGTGGCCACCCGTGACGCGCACAGCATGCCCGGTCCTCTCCGCCTGCTGGCATGTGCTGCGCAACGGGACGCGGGCTGGAGCCCCCTCTTGATACACCGAGGGCGTGCGGCCGGCGATGGGCCGGTCAACATTGATGTTCGCGTGCGCCTGCAGCTTGGCGCGCAGCCCGGTGATTGAGCCCCGGGCGTTGGCCTGGACCGCGCTGCGAGCCCTTATGCGGCCCCGCAGCCCAGTGATGCGCCCGCTGGCTTGCAGGACAACGACAGGCTGCTGGTCATCGTCGGCACCGAAGATCAGGTCGACGGGCGAGCCGGGGCCGTTGATCAGCTGGCTGAAGATCAGATCGGTCTGAGCCATGCTCAACTCAGAATCATGTCGCCCACGACCACCAGGCTGCCGGCGTACAACAAGGGACTGCTGCCGCCTTCGGGCGTCTGGCCGCCGATGATTTGCAGGTCACCTCCATGCTCTGCGTCGGTCACGTCGCCATCGGCGATGAATTCACCGGAAGCGCTCATCCAGCGGCCCCACAACGGAATGCCGGTCGCCATGACCATGCTGCCGCTCAGGTTCGCGGGGTGGAGTTGCAGGCCCCCGCCCACGATGGCGCCGCAGGGCTTTGCCAGCTCGACGTCGACCTGGGGCACAGCCCCGGGCTCGGCGCCTGGCGCGACGCGGGGCGTGGTGTAGATCAGCACGCGGGCTCGTCCCGGGCCGGTATCCGCAAAATTCACGGTGGCCTGCAGCTGCGCAAGCTGGGCCTTTGTCCCTATGGCCCAGCTCATGGCGCGACCTCTGCCTTGATGTTGTTGGCGATTACCGAGCGCAGCGACATCTCATGGTCCCAGGCCACCACGTCGTACTCGTACAGCCGGCTGATGTCAGGGAATGCATAGCTGCCGTCTGCCTTGCTCCACGTCTCGCGCACCAGCAACCCGTCGCGGCTGCGATGCAGGCGCACGCGTCGGCGCAGCGGCAGGTTGGTGGGCTGCAGCTTGCGCGCAACCGTGCCCTCGATGCGGCCGTCGCCATCGAACTCATAGTCCCGGAAGACCCGCGACCGCGTCAGGCCCAAGGCCAGCTGGCCCTGCGGCTGGGGATGCGGGCCGGAGAGTTCAGCGCAGGCGACGCGCCAGGCGCGAGCCGGAGTGTTTGGCTCGACCACAAATTGGGGCGTGAACGCATCCCAGTACTTGGCGTAGAGGGAGAACTTCAGCTCGGCGGCCTGGCCGGCCAGGTTGCGGTCATTGCCGTTGCCGAACAACTGCCACCACCCCCCGGTGTCATAGAGGTTGTTCGAGAATGGGTACTCGTAGTCGGAAATGCCGTCGACAAACAACCGCAGCACACCAGCTTTGCGCACCGCAGCGATATGTACCCATTGCTGAGCAGGTTTGGCTCGCGTCGTGGTGTGCTGCCGCGCGCCGTCCCACAGACCCAATGCGCCGTTGTCATTGGTCAGAAAGAGAATGAACGTGGGACTTGCGAAATCGCCCACGATCATTCGGTCGTTGCCGTTGCCTCCGCCGAAATACTGGTCGATCTTGAGCCACGCTTCGACCGTGAAGTCTCCCGTACCGATGGGCAGCCGACGCATATAGGTAGATAAGGCACCAGACCAGCGCGCATCCAGCAACAGCCGGCTCTGCCCATCAGGTGCCGTGCCCGTGACAAGCGTGACGTTGGGGCCGGCAGAAATGGGGCTCTGCTGCAGGCATCGGATCACGCCCCGCCGATCCGGGACCAGGTACACCGACGAGCGATACCAGTCCCAGGTGTGGCGCGTGTCATAAACCTGCTGCCACAGCAGCGCCGCGCCACCGTCCCCGAACAGCGTGAATCCGAACTGCCCACCCCCCTGCACGCGGGCCTCGACCACGTCGGCGGCAGCGGCCAGGGTCACGTCGATGCAAAAGGACGGCTGGCGAACATCGCTCGCGCGAAATGTGCAGCTGGTCGAAGGATCTCCGTCAATGAGCGCCGCGAGGCTGCCGGCAACCGGCGCATGCGATGCGACAACGGACTCGATGGCCACGGCCGTGCCAGACGCCAGCAGGAGCTGCAGGCCGGTCAGCAGCAGCTCGGCAGCATCGCTGTCGAACGCGGCGAATCGGAAGGTGGTGGCCTGCATGGATCAGGCCTCCCGCCACGGACCTGTGATGTCGAAAAAGCCCACGCCCAGCGAGCCTGACCAGACTGCGGCGCCACCCATGCACCACACCGACAACAGCGTGCGCCCGCTGAAAGCCTGGGTGCCTGCAGTCTGCTGCGGCCCGTTGTCCAGCACCTGGGTGATGCCGCCATTGAGGCAAGCCAGTGCCCCGGGCAGCTCGCCACGCGGGCCATCGGTCGCCATGGCCGGGCCGTCCGCCATAAGGATGGGCGACATGAACAGCCCGTTGTTCGAGCGCGCCGGGCCAGGGCCCAGCGGGCCACCCAGGCCGCTGGTTGCCGCGCCGCCCATGTAACGATCGGACTGCACACTGCTGCCCAGGCCGCTGGCACGTCGCATAAGGGCACGACCCACGGGCGCGCCGCCCGCGCTGAAGATGTCACCGTCACCACCCAGGGCCACGTTGGAATCCACGCCACCATTGCCAATGATGCAGGCCGAGTAGGCGTCTCCGCTGCGATAGCTGTTGATGTCGCCGACGAAGCTGGTGTTGTAGGCATACGGGCTCGCACTGCCTGCCTCCTGCCGGGGGCAGGTACACCAGTACAGCGCCCTGCTGTCGCCCACCAGCAGCCACAGCGCCGCGTCGACGGGTGAGCCGCTGTCCCGCTTCCACCAGTAGTGGCCTGCCGGCCTGTCGGTGGGCCTGGGCGACAGGCCCACGCCGCTGTCCACGTCCACCATGGACTCGTACATGGACACGCGCATGCCACGCGCAGTGGGATCTTCCACGCGCAGATAAAAGCGAGTGGAGGCCGGATCTTTCGGCCGGTACACCGCCTTGTTGGTGCCCGTGAAGACCTTCTCCCAACCCAGGGGGGCGATCTTGAAGGTGACCGAGCCGGTGACAGCGCCATCGGGCAGCGCTGTGGCGAACTCCACCCAGCCGCCGTCCACGGCCGTCACGCGCTGCTCGCCGTTGAGCGCGTCGGGCGAGGCGCCCGCGACCAGGATCACGCAATTGCGCACGGCCGCACTCGCGCCGCCGCTGAAGGGCAGCCGGCATATGCCGTTGGCCACCGTGGCGCCCTGCACGGTCTTGATGCCGAAGCCCGTGACCAGGAAGGCGTCCAGCAGGCTGATGCCGGAACCGGCCTCGCCGGTCAGGCGTGGGGCACCGGCCATGTCGGAAAAGGCGAACTTGACAGAGGTATCTACGGGGGATGCCATGGTATGTCCTTAGGGGCGGTCGATGTCGCCGCGAGTGAGCAGCTCGAAGTGGTAGTCGATGCCGGCCGCCTCGCTGGGCTGCACGGCGCGGATGGCCGCCAGGGGCTGCATGGCGCCCACGGTGTTGATGCGCAGCACGTTGCCAGCGGCCCAGCCCTGCCCCCAGCCCAGCGCGCGCACCGTGAAATAGGGCACGCCGGTATTGGGGTTGATGGGTGCGAAATCGGCATTGAGGGAGCCGGTGCCGAGGTTGCCCACGTGCTCGCCGATGCACTCGAAGCTGCTGCCGTTGCCGATGATGCGCAGCATCCAGCGCTCGGTCACGGCGCCGGCATTGGTCACCACCAGGGGCGAGATCGTGTCGTTGTAGCTTGCAAGGGCTTCCTGGCCGTCGACCGTGTCCTGCCACCGCCCCTGCCAGGTGTTCTGATCGAACAGATGGCTGACGCGCGCACGCAGGCCTGGCGCCGCCGTGATGAGCGCCGAGCTGACGATGGAGCCGCTGGGGAACTCGTGGCTCAGGGACTTGGTCAGGGTCAGCATCCCGCTGATCTGCACGTCCGAGACGCGCGCCATCTCTTCGATGCGGTGCTGCACCGTGACCGGCTGCGACCAGCCCGTGGTGTCCTGGATCGTGACCAGCCCCGCGTCAAGGTCGCGTGACCAGCCCTGCTGAATGAGTGCGCCGTCAGCGCCGATCAGGTAGGCGCGTGACAGGCGCGTGCGGCCGCAGTTGATCGTCTGCCCAACGCTCAGCTGCGCGGGGCCTATGCTGCCCGTATGGCCGACGACGACATAGGAGCCGACACGGTAGATGGGCACGCGACCGTCCTGCGGCAAACGCACGGGGTCCAGCCCGATGATCTCGGCGTCCAGGGGCAGATAGAAGTAGCTGACGCTGTTGTAGCGCAGCGTTGTCGGATCTACCGGCCATGGGCGCCAGATGCGGTCAGGCTGCACGGCCCCGATGTCGTCCGCCGAATACCACCATTCAGCCCTCTGGGCATCGGTCAGGGTCGCGGCCGGCACAAAGTCGCCGAACTGCAACTCGACAACGCCCGTCTGGTAGTCGATCTTGCCGCGCAGGTGGTCGCCCGAGATCACGCCATCGATGCCGGCCATGGCCGTGATCTGCGCGCCCGTGGCGTCGGCCAGGTTCAACACAAAGCCGGAGGGCTTCACCGGAGCCGCCGCGCAGCGCATGAAGATGCTGGCGGTGGTCCAGTTCTGGCGCACGGTCCACAGGCTTTGCACCGTCAGGTCCGAGGGCTGCCCGTCGACGGCATAGTCGGTGATGCGTGCCACGCCGCTGGAGTAGTCCATGGCCCCGGCCACGGTCCCCTGTGCGGAGGCGGTGCGATCACGCACCAGCACGCCGTCGTAGTCTTCATAGATGTGCCCCATCCACGTGAAGCGCACGCTGCCCGGCACGACGTAGTCGGTGGTGTAGGGGCACAGGTCCAGCGTGAGCGGTTCGGGCGTGTAGCTCATGACATGGTGCTGGGCGCTGGCGAAGTCCTCGGCATAGGACACCGTCACCGTGCTGGCGGCAAGGATCTCTTCGCTGACTGCAGTGTCGCTGCGCTCGCCGCCCTTGGATGACGAGCTGGTGGAGCCGGGGTCGCCGCCGCCACCGGACATCGAGGTCGTCTCGAAGGTCTTGGCATCCTCGAAATCGCTGTTGTAGCCCTCGGTGCGGCTGTCCAGGCGGACCAAGCGCACATTGGCGAACTTGCCGGCATAGCTGATCGTGCCATCCGGCCCGAACGAGCCTTGCCCGTCGTCCGTCAGCAGATGGCGCACCGTGTCCTGCGTCTTGCTGGTCTGATAGCTGGTCCTGCTGTGGCTGGACGAGGACGTCGAACTCGTCGCCGTGGTCAACGTGATGACTGCTGCTTGTCCGCTCATGATGTGCTGCCAAAGTTGTTGATGTTCGTGCCCCAGCGCCGGTAGCTTGTGCCTCCGATGGTGATGGCCCCTGCCGCGAAATCAGCCTCGGACCAGACCACGCCCGTGGCATCTGGCACCGGGTAGTAGTAGCCCTCTGGCGAGAAAGTGGCCCCTACCTCGACATAGACCGCCTCGCCCGTCAGCACCCGCGTACCGCCTGGCGCCATGTACTTCTGGTAGATATCAGTCCCCGAAAACGGCACCCGCGTCGTGGCAGCCGGGGGATTTGCGTCGGGAAACGACAAGTAGCTGGTGGTACTACCGGCCTGCTTTGCCGCCGACGTGCCGCCGGCACTGGCGCCCGAGCTGGCGGACAGGTTGCGCACCGTGATCCAGCCGATAGAGACCGAGCCTGGCGCAGGCACGGTGTCAAACGGGATGGTGGCAAAGCCCCCGGCATCGGGCGCCACGGTGACGTTCTTGGTGACCAGGTCCGCATGGTCGTACGCGATGGCAAACTGGCCGCCCGCGTCGACCATGAACTTGGGTCGCAACAGCAGCGCACCGGAGGCGTAGTTGATCTCGCCCGTGGCATCGCCCTGCAACTTTCCGGCACTGTCGGTGGCCGTGCGCAGCACACCCCCCGATTGCCACTCGATCGACAGCGTGCCAGGCTTGATGCCCTGGTGGTCCAGGCGCAGCGCATGCTCAGGCAGCCGCCAGCCGGTGGCGCCAGAGCGATTCACAAACGCCGAGGCCTCGCCCCACTGAAAAATGATGGAGCTGCCAACATCGGGCAGGGCCGGCAGCGTGATGGATACCGATCCATTGGCATAGTTGACCGTGCCTACAGCGCCACCTCCCGTGAGCTCGCCAGCACCGTTGTCGTTGGCGACATACCAGACGCCCATCACCGCGAAAGAGATCGCCAGCGTGTTGGGCGCAGGGAATGGTCGCAGGATGTTGACCCACGCGAACCCTCGGTTCTCCTGCCCGACCTTGATGCGGCGTGTATGCGGCGACGATGCAACGCGGACCTCACGGGGCGTGGTGGCCAGGACCAGTTGCCGCACTCCTGCAGGCCGCTGGTCCAGCGTGGCAGTCTCGGTGCGCGAGCTGGGCACCAGCTGCGTGTAGATGCTGTCTACGTGCAGCACGTTCTCGCCCAAGCCCACAACGGCCGTCAGCGGCTGCGCACCGTAGTACGTGGCAGCGTCCGCGACAGTGGTATCTCGGATCTTCGTTTTTGCGGGGTCACCGGCATAGAGGCGGTTTGGGGGGGAGCCCGCGAAGGCCGTGGACAGCCGTGGCGTGATCTCGCAGGTCGTGACGCTGGCGGGGTAGTCGGCATACCCCCCGCTGACCGAATAGCTGAACAGCAGGGTTTCCGTCTCTGCGCGCAGCACCCGCACGTACTGCTGCACTTGGGATGCCTGGCCCTCATTGAGGACCAGCACCAAAGTGCGCCCGATCGTGGGCGCAGGAGTTCCAGGGCGATGGAAAATCTTGATCGAGGCCTGGCCTTGGACATGGTTTTCCAACAGGTATCCATTCCACTCGGTGCCCGGAATCAGGTACGCAGCTATGGCCGATGCGATATCGGTGCGCCGCGCGAAGAAGCCACAGGTTGCAAGGGTGACGCTGACATTGGGATCGTTGGGCATGGCCGACAGGATCACGTTCGCGTCCATCAGCGGCTCGGTGTCAGGCGTACGCACGGCAGGAAACAGCTGGCGGATGCTGACGTCACCGCCCGCCCGGTCGACCTCGGTAATGTCGAGGAAGATGCCGTTGCTTTTGCCCCAAGGAATCAGATTCCCGGAGGGACCGCCGCCGCCCTCTGGCACGTCATCCATCACTTTGGATGCGTACAGGCCTATGTCGCCGTCTTTGATAGTCATAGGATTTCATTCGCTTCAAGGAAACGCAGCACCAGGCTGCAGGAGTAGTCCCCGTCCTCGGGGTCGCTGTACTCGATGACCGACTGCATCGCCAGGGCACGCGTGGTCTCCGCATCGCCGTGGTCGAACACGACAACGTAGTCTTCGCCGAGCAGCCGTAGGGTCATGCGCAGACCTGGCACTGCAGCCCATGCGCGCAGAGCCCGAAGAGTTGCCCGCGAGATCCAGGCGCTGTTGCCATCGCCCTGCAGCGTGATGGGCCGGCCGCCGTTGCGCGCCATGGCGTCGATGATCAGCGTGCCGAAAATGCCTCGCTCGCTCTTCTGAGCCACGGCCGACCACGTCAGCTCATCGACCCAAATCAGGTCTTTGGGCAACTCGATCACGTCGAGGCCGTATGTGAGGGTGATGGACATGTGTTCAGGCTCCCAGCTGGATCTTCTGCTGCTCAAGCACACGCACGACTTCCCGCGCAAGGGCTTCTATGGACTGCTGGCCAGTGGCAGTTGTCGGCACGGGATAGGCCATGCTGTTGCCGATGTAGACATTGACGATGCGATCGACACGACCGCCACCCGAGCCACCTTCACCACCGCCGGTACCGCCCCCCGTGCCGCCGCCCGTGCCGCCTCCGTTACCGCTGCCAGCCTCGGCTTTTTTCTTCGCGGCCTCCATGGATTCGCGGATCGACAGGGCGTCCAGCTCACGCTGGTACTCGAACATGGTCAGGTCGAACATGTAGTTGCCGAGTGCGCCAGAACTCTTCGTCGTGAAGGGGTTGTCTCGGGCGTACTGCTCTTCCCACTTATTTCGCCAGGCTTCGGCCTCTGCGGTGCTGTTGAACGTGGGCACAAGATCCTGCTGGGACGTGGCGCCCCGATTCATGAACTTGGATTTGTCGAGATCGGAGTTCCAGTTGTCCTGTCGCTGCTGGAAGGCCGCAGATAGCATCTGACCTTGCTTGACCAGTTGCTGGACCTTCTCGGATACCTTGTCGGCCTCAATACCCATGCTGCGCAGCACATCGGCGGCCGTTCGGCCCAGCGTGGTGAATTCACCGGCGGCACCCTTGGCCGCCAACCCCAGGCCGTCCACGCCTTTCTTTGCATCGGCGGTCGAGACCAAGGTGGCCTTGCCTGCCGCATCCACTTCGACCTTGTAGCCACGCACCGCGGCCATTGACTTGACCCATTCGGGGGCAATCCCCTTGTTTGCCGCGATGGCGTCTTCAGCGGCCTTCTTGAAGCCATCGCTCAGTTCCCGCGCACTGGCTTTTCCAGAGGTCAGCATCACCTCAAACGCGCTGCGCGACTTGGCAGCGACGTCCTTGAAAGTCGCATCCGATGTAACACCCAGCTGAGCCATGGCTTCGCGCAGGCTGTTGATCCCCGGCTTGGCTTTATCAAGCGCATCCGACAGTTCAAGGGCCTTGGTTTTGGCCTGGTCGAGCAGGCCATCGACCACTTTGTCGCCCAGCGTCTTGCGCAGCTGTTCAACGCGCACGCGAACTTCATCAATCGCCTTCTGGCTGTCGGCAGTGTTGATGGCTTTGACCAGGCTGGCCTCAAGCACGCGACCCGCATCAATGCCCTGCTGCTTGAGGCGGTCCAGCCCCCCGATCACGACGTCGAGATCATTGAGTGCGCTGGCAGATGCGGCGCCGATCTTGCCCTGCAGGCTGGAGAACTCGACGCCGGTTCGCTGCACGGCTGCGCGCAGCACGTTGTCCATCATCTGGGCGACGCGCTCACCCTCACGCGTGGCCGCTGCCATGGCGCCCTCCAGGCGTTGGCGCAGACCGTTGACTACCTCTTCCGACGCGCCGGACTTGATCGCCTCCTCGAGCTGCTTGCCCAGCTTCTTGGCCTCATATCCGGCACTGGCAAATGCCTGGCGCGCCAAGACCTCGAACTTGCGCAGATCCTGGCCCTCAAGGGCCTTGGCCCAGGCGGCCTGGAATTCGCCCGCGCTGAGCTTTCCATCGGCCACCAGCTTGTCCAGCACGGCCGACGCGTTGCGAATGCCCGGGGCCGAGCCAAGGTCTAAGTCCTTGCCGATCTTCGCGATGGCCTCGGCCGCCGTATCCCCATCTTTGCGCAGCTTGTCGAACTTGCCGATCAGCTCGGTCGACTGCTTGCTCAGGTCAAAGCTGCGGCTGCGCACCTCCTCCAATGCTGCAGCCTGGCGCCGCAGCGCCTCGGCATGCTGCTTGGCCGCTTCCTCGGACAGGCGAGTCTGACGCTCGGCCTCTTCCAGGGACTTGCCGTAGCCCATGGCCTTTGCAGCGGTCTCGCCCAGCCACACGCCCAGGCGCTGAATCTCCGGCGCCAGGAACGTCAGCGCGACGCCCAAGCCCAGCGGGCCGCCCAGCAGGCCGGTGAGCGCGCCCACACCTCGACCCAAGATGCCCACACTGGTGTTGGCCGAGGCAGCAGCGGCAGCGAAACGGCCCTTGGCTGCGGCCGATGCGTCGAGGGCAGCCGTGGCCTGCGCGGTCTGACGCTGCAAATCTCCCTGGGTGGCACTCACGCCCTTGAGGGCGTTGCCCAGTTCGCCCCAGGACTTGGCATTCGCTGTCTGGGCGGCGGTACTGGTGGCCGAGGCGGCGGCGTTGGCCGCCTGTGCCGCCGCGCTGGCGTTGACAGCGATGGCATTGGCACGGTGCGCGGCCGTGTTGGCGGTCGTGGCCACGCTGTTGGCTTCGACCACCTGGGTGGCAGTGATGGTCTTGGCAGCCCAGCCCGCAAACCATTCGGCAATCTTGGCGATCTGCATCGCGCCCCAGACCTTGCCCGCCATCGTCAGCGTGTTGACCAGGATGTCGAGATTGCCGGCCAGGGCGTCGATGACCTTGGCAGCGTTCGTGCTGCTGATCAGACCCTTGTCCGCTGCTCCGACATACAGCGTCCACTGCGTGGAGAGATTCTGCAGGGCACGGCCCACCGTGGGCGGCAACTTGCCGTATTCGCGCGCCACCACATCGGCCTGGCCCTCCAGGGCCTTCATGACGGTTTCCGCCGTCAGGGCGCCCTGCCCGGCCATCTCCCGCAGCTCGCCAGTGGTGACGTTCAGGCCCTTGGACAGCGCCTCGGCCAGGCGCGGAGCCTGCTCCATCACGCTGTTGAATTCTTCGCCGCGCAGGACACCCGACTGCAGGCCCTGGATCAGCTGCGTCAGCGCGGCCCTGGCGGACTCGGCCGCGCCGCCCGACAGTTGCGTGGCCTGGTTGATGGTGGTGGTCAGCCGCAGCGCCCGCTCCTGCGCGGCGGCTGCAGCCATGCCGCCCTCCTGCGAGGCTTTGGTCAGGCGCGCGAACAGGTTGCCGGTTTCCTCCAGCGAGCTGTTGGTCGCCAGGGCGACGCGCTGCACGCCGCCGAAGGACTTCTCGAACAGTGGGCCTTCACCCGTGGCGAGCTTGACACGGGCCTCGAGGTTCTTGAATTCGTCGGCTGTCGCGCCTACGTCCTTGATCAGACCACCGAAGTAGCCACCGCCAATCGCCAGCGTGGCGATCTGCTGGATGCGCTGCAGCTGGGCGCTGATCGATGACATGCCCTCACGCAGCGTGCGCTGGTTCGCTGCCTGCACCTGGGTGGACTGCGAGGATGCTGCAGCGGCCTGCTGGTAGGCCGGCGCCATGGCCGCCACGGCCTCCCGGACTTGCTGGACAGCGCCCTGCAGGTTGCGCTCCTGAGCCGTCAGGTTCGTGGTGCTCAGGCCCACGGCCTGCATCTGGTCCCGAACGGCGGCCAGTGTGCCGTTCTTGACGCGCAGCTCGCTCGACAGCTTCGCGGCGCTGCCGATGGCCAGGTCATATTCCTTGCGCAGGGCAGCCTCGGCGTTCTGCGCCGTAGTCGCCGCCTGGACCGCTTCGCGCTGGCCGGCCTGCTGAGACTTCAGCTCGGCGGTCGCAGCCTTGATGCCGTCCTTCAGGCCCGCGACAGTATTGCGGTAGTCGTCCGTGCGCCTGGCCGTGCCCGTGGTCTCATCGCGCACGGCCTTGAGCGCGTCTTTCTTGCGCTGCAGTTCGGCCTGGGCCTGCTGGGTGGCAGTCGTCGCTGTCTTCTCGGCGGTGGCGAGTGTCTGCGTTTTGCCGCCCGCTTCCTGCAGCTCGTTGCCCAGGCGATCGACGGTGGAGACGGCCTTCTCGAACTCCTGCGATAGAGACTGCGTCTGCAGCTTCAATGCCCCGAATTCGCCCAGCGCCCGCTGCTTGGCGCCCAGCGCCTCGAGGGCCTGGGCTGCGTCCTGGGCGCTTTTCTGCAGATCGCCCTCGAGCACATCCCCAACATCCCGCAGCGTCTTCGCCAGTTGCTCGGCATCGGCCTCGCCCTTGACGGCGGCTTCGATGTCGTATTTGATCTTTGGGTCTGCCATGTTGGGCGCTCAGAGGTCAGGTGATGAAGGGATTGATCTGGTGCATCGCATTGGTGTGCGCGGGATTGCCGCTGGCCCTGCTCGGCCTGTGGCTGGATTCCGAGCGCCTGATGGCGATTGGCGCCGGGGCCATCGCCACCGTGGTGGTGGGATGGCCGGTGCTGCTGCTGATGGGCGCGGTACAGACGTCTGCACCGCGCCGCTGATCAGTCGCCTGCGGTCGGGAGACGGACCTCGTAGCCCTCGGTCTTTCCGGGCGGCGTGACGATCTTTCCGGTCAGCGTGATGGCCGAGTAGTCCGAGCCCAGGAAGTCGAAACCGTTGTTAGCGCCCAGCACGCATTCGTGGACATCGACTTCGATAGGCGACCCGTCGACCATGTTCTTTCCATCGAAGCGCGCCTGGCAACGCACCTGGGTGACACGCCCGCCCAGGATCTTCTTGCCGTCGACAGCCTGGTACGTCGCGGACAGCTTCACCACATCGTTCTTGGCCGGCGCGCCGTCGACCGCAAGAACACGGATCTCCCCGCGCAGCCAGTTGACCTCGTAGTGGGTACCAAGGACAGAGGGATCGCCTGCACCATCGGGGGAGAGAGAGAAGCCCTGCTCCACCAGGTTGCGCTTGCCCACCGGCAACCAGACGCCCACGGCGTTGATCGTCATTTCCTGCGCGGTGATCGTGCCGGCGCCCTGGGTGAGCTTCGCGACCAGGCCCTGGAACTGCATCGCCATTGCGGTGGTGCTGGCGGCCGACAGCTCGATGGTGATCTCGGTGGGCTTGGGCAGCACCACCGAGGCCCGGGCCTGGCCATAGTCGAGGTGCGACCGGGATTCCGAGACCTTCTCCTCGAAATTGGGCTTGATCTCGAACTTGTCGGCATCCAGTGGAGGCCCGAAACCGTCATAGGCCAGAGTGGCCGTGTTCCAGGGGTTCAGCGAGACAAGGCCGCCGGCCAGGATGGCACGTGCTGTAGTGGACATGGTGATTTCCTTCCAAAAAAACAAAACCCGCGCGAAGCGGGCAATCTGCTGAATCGATCCGACGCCTATGTCGGATCGCGGTAGGCGAGCGTGAACAGGCCCAGCACCAGGGCGCCGCCCACGTCGATGTTTTCGAGCTGGTAGCGCACCTCGCCCTCGGCCATGCCGCCGCCCTCGATTTCGATGCCCATCTGCGTGAGCAGCGGCATGCACTCGAGCACGGCACGCTTGGCGACGCGGTAGTCGGCATGGGCCTGCTCGCGTGCGGCTTCCACCCGGCTGATGACACCGAGGGAGAATCCGTAGGAGCGTCGGGGACGCTGGCCGGGCTGATCGCCCCTGGGCTTGTCCGCCTGGTCCTCCACGAACAGCACCCGCCCGCCTGTCTTCAGGTCGGCAGCGGCCAAGGGGTTGTCGCGCAACACAGCATCCTGCAGACCTGGGGCGGCCTGCAGCGCCTGGTAGACGGTGCGTCCGATCACGAAAGGCGCGCCATAGCGCAGCACGTCAGGATGGGGCTGGCTCATGGCTCCACGCTGCCCAGCAGCGCCTCCATCTCAGATCCATCGTTGACGCGCTTCGGCTCGGCCAGTACGCGAAAACGGTCGCCGACCCGCACGCCGATGGTGGGCTCATCGGCCAGCATGATCAGCACATCGCGCTCGAGCAGTTCGTGCATCGAGGGCAGCCGCAGCGTCCTTTCTGCGGCGAAGACCCGGCCATCCAGGGCCTCGTCGTCTATGACGCCGAGAATCCCTGCGGCCGAGCCCACGACTGCGCCCTGTCGCTCGATGGAGAACGTCAGGGCGAAGTCGTCGCCGTAGAACACCTCGCGCAGGTCGCGGTCGAGGTCCAGCATGGTCAGGCCTTCCCGCCCTTGGCCTTGTCCTCAGCGAGGCGTTCGGCTTCGGCCTTCTCCGCAGCAGCCTTCTCGGCAGCCTGGCGCTCGGCTTCGGCCTGCTCCGCAGCAGCCTTCTCGGCCACCAGGCGCGCGGCTTCGGCCTTCTCGGCTGCAGCACGGGCTGCGTCGATCGCTGGGTCCTCCAGCACGCCCAGCGCGACCAGGGCCGCGCCCTCATCGGCCTTGAGCGTGATGGGGCTGCCCACGCTGTGGCGCTTCCCGTCATGCTTGACGGGCGACAGTACGGTGTACTTCGGCATGGCCGTTACGCTGCCGCGCCCTGGAACAGGAAGCCCGCAGTGGCACCGACCAGCTCGGGGCTATAGGCGTCGGAGACGGGGTAGTACCACGTCTGCGTGTTCTTGTCGAAGTACGGCTCTTCGACCTGGGGGCGGTCCTTGAGCTGGTAGGTGTAGCCGTAGTTGGGAGATCCGCGCTGTTGCATGGAAGCCGGCGTGGTGTAGGCCAGGATGGCGTCCAGGCCCCACATGTCCTTGAATTCGCTGTCCTCGTAGTAGGTGGCTTCGCCTTCGACGATACGATCGATCTCCAGCAGGCGCTGCAGCTGCTCGATGGTCGCCGGCACACGGTCCACCGTCACGCTGATGCGGTCCAGGATCTTGGGGTGGTTGCGCAGCGCCGACAACACCCGGGGGCCAAGGGTCATGACATTCGGCTTCTTGCCGATCTTCTTGCGGATCACTTCCTTGGCCTCGTTGACATCCTCGGCCGGGTTGCTGTTGGGGTCGGTCCACTTGCTGGAGCCGGACAAGGCCGTCTTGTTTTCCGTGGGGTAGTTGGCAGGGTTGCGCGCCAGATCGGCGGCGAGCTTCTCGCGCTCATTCGCCATCACGTCCTGCACCGTGTTGACCGCCATGGCACCCATGTCGATGCCGGGAACGGCCTGGGCTTCCTCTTCATTCTCGATGGGGACTTGGCCTTCCAGGCGGTGGTCCACCAGCGAGTACTTGCCCTTGGCATAGCCCAGCTGGATGCGCTTGGTGTTCGCACCGGGCGCACGGGCCGTGTTCACCAGGCGAAAGCTCTCAGGGCCGAAAACCAGGATAGTGCCGGCGCGCTGGCCGACCTGCACGATGGGGAACAGGATGCTGGCGATCTTGGCATTCGGCGAGCCGTAGCCCCGCGCCACCTCGGTGAGGATGGGATCGACGACGCGGAGATCGGAAAGGTTGGGTTGCGGCATGAGTTTCTCCAGAGAGGGGTTCAGGGATGGGATGGATCAGGCGGCAGCGCTGACCAGGCCGGCGGACGGAACCAGCAGCACCTCAATGCGCTCGCCCGCTGCGGCAGCTGCGCCGAGCGCTCGGGCCACGGGGCTCTTGCTGCCCACGGTCAATGGCACGACGCGGCCCTGCGCGTCGACCATCAGTGCTGCGTCCAGGGTGACGGCAGCGCCCGCCTCGACGATGGAAGTGCCCTGCACATCGACGGGCAGCAGATCACCGGCCTGGGCCGCACTGGTGCGCGTAACGCCGAAGGCAACGCCGCCGGCGGTGGGATAGCCGCCGGACTGCGTGACGAAGCGTTCGGCCGAGACGGCGGCGCTTGCCACCACGGTGATGGTCAGAGTGGAAATGTTCCCGGAGGGCATGTTGTGCTCCTAGTGAGGGGGTTGACGATCCGGGCGCTCAGCTGGCGTAGCCCAGTTCCTTGAGCGCGGCGACGAGGCTGATGCCCTGCTCCTTCGCCACGGCCTTGGCCTCTTCGACCTGCTGCGCCTTGGTCTTTTCGCCCTTGTCGGCTGGGGCGGCGCTGCCCTTGGCAGCTGGCGGCGCATCCTGCTTGTGGGCCTCGATGGCAGCAGCACGCAGCGCCTTCTCAGCGCCCAGCACCGCCAGGCTGGCGTCGGCGGCCGAGGTCTTGCCGTCGAAGGCCAGGCCCTGCAGCAGTTCCTCGTGGCCTGGCAGGCCCTCGCCCACGGCGAGGACCGCCTTGATGCGGTCACGCTCCTGGGTGGCACCCAGGACGGTGAACTCGGCCTGGATGGCGGCGAAGAGAGGGGCGTGGTCCTGCTCGAAAGACGCACGCGTGATGGAATCGGACATTGCTGTTTCCTTTGGATCACGGGTTGAGGTTTTGTCTTTGGGCGCAGCACCGGCGCTTGCTGACGGGGCCACCGGCTTGATCACGGCCTTGCGGCGCGATGCGAACTCGGTGGGATCTGCGGCCATGCGGTCCAGCAATGCGTCGAGGGTGGAGACACCGTCCACCAACCCCGCATCGATGGCCTGCTGGCCACGGAACACGCGGCCATCGGCCATGTGCTCGAGAACTTGCTCGGCGCTGACGCCCCGGTAACGCGCAACGTCGTCCACGAACAGCGTGTAAACGTAGTCGACGTCCGCCTGGACAACGGCCCGGGCCTCATCGGACAGGGGCTCGTTCGGCTTGGACAAGCGCTTGTATTTGCCCGCTGTGATGCTTTCCTGCTGCACGCGAGACGAGGGGTCGAACTCGCGGTCCACCACCACGCCGATGCTTCCCACGCTGACGACAGAGCCGCTGACAAAGATGGCGTTGGCGCCGCTGCCCGACCACATGCCCGCGCTCAGCAGCATCTCGCTGGCGTGCACGACCAGCGGCTTGATGGCACCGGCATCGTGGATGGCCTGGGCAAACTCCGGCACGCCGATCACGTTGCCGCCGGGCGTATCCATCGCTACCACGATGCTGCGCACCCGCGCGTCTGCCAGGGCGCTTTCGATCTGCAGCGTGGCCTGCCGAGTGCTGATGCCGCCCGAGACGCGCATGAACAGGTTGGCCTTGGGGGCCATCACACCGGACAGCTTCAACAGCGCCACACCGCCGGGCAAGACCTCGTACTCCTGCTGTTCGTGCGCCAGCGGCCGGCCCAGCCGGGCCTCGATGGCGTCAAGGTCCAGCTTCTCGCCGCGCAGATGCATGGCGTAGATGCCCTGGATCTCCCGCAGCATGCCCGGCTCGATAGCCCAGGCGCCAAGGATCATGTCGTGCAGCGTCATGGTGTCAGCCTCCCCTGCTCGGCCCGCTGCTCAGGTAGCGGTTCACATCGTTCATGGACTTCTGCAGATCCTTGACGTCGCGCCGGATGTCAGTCAGCGTTTCCTTCATGCGCGAGTCCTGCTCGCGCATGCGCTCGATGGCGACGGTGGCCTGGATCTCGGTGACGCTGACGCGCTTGTCCAGCGTGCTGTACGCAGAAAAACCGGCAACCAGAAAGCCGACGAAGGTCAACATGTGACCGAGGTTGATCGTCGGATCGAACACCATTCGGCGGCGGTGGTGGGTGTCGGTTAAGGGGGCGAGATCAGTGCTCATGCCTGCTCCAGAGGGGCTTGTTTCGGTGGGGTGGTTTTGGGTTGCTGGGGCGCCGCTGCGCCGGCCTTGGGCGTGGGCAGCATTCCGTCTTTGACCAGGCGCTCGTACTCAGCCAGTTTCTGGTCGTAGGTCTCGTCCCAGCCGCTGCCGAACAGCTCCCACTCGGCGCGCTCGCGCGTCATCAGCCGCGCGTCGATGGCCTCCACATAGGCCTGCACTTCGGCCTTGGGATCAATGCTGCCCATGCTGTCGCCCGGCCAGGCGGCCCGCGTGTAGGCCCAGCGCAGCAGCGGGTCGGCAAAGAAGCCCGGCGCGGGCACGCGGCCAATGGCCACGGCCTCGGCCAGCCAGGTCTCGAACACGGGTTGGCAGAAGCTCAGCGACAGCCAGTAGCGCACGCTGCGGAAGTACACCCAGGCATCCAGCAGCGCAGCCTTGCTGGCGGAATAGCTGGAGTTGAATTGCTTGACCAGCAGCTCGAAGGGAAGGCCCAGGGCGATACCCATCTGCTTGATGACTGCCTGGATGAAGGGCTCAAAATTTGGATTTGGCCGGGACGGGTTGACGAATGTTGCCTTCTCGCCAGGTGCCAGCCCAACCACGGCCCCCATGCCCAGGGCAATGTCGGCAGGTGCCTCGCTGTGCGTCGCGCTGCCGCCGTCAAACACCGGCGCCGCGTTGCCGCCTGGCGCCTCGATGAACACCGTGAGGTAGGCGGTCAGCACCGCCGCCATGATCTCGGCCTCGGTGTAGCGCGAGATCTGCTTGATGCAGTCGATGATTGGTGCCAGGTAAGGCACGCCCCGGGGCATGCCCGGGCGCAGGCAGCGGAAGTGGTGCAGCATGCGGCGGCGGCCGCTGCGGCCCAGGCGTTCGATCCATTCGCCCTTGTACGCGCCACCCGCTGACGGCAAGCCGCCGCCCGGGTGCTTGTCGTACAGGTGGTAGGCCTCTGGGGCACCGTGGGAATTCAGTCGCACCCCGCCGGAAACGGTGTCACTGTCGGCCTTGCCGCCGGGGTTGCCGACGCGGTCGGCTTCCAGCACCTGGATGCGCAACTCGTAGGGCTGGGTGGCCGTGCGCTCGCCATCAGGCAGCAGCGAGAAGCAGTCGCCACTTTCCAGCGCCGACCTCAGCACCAGAGCCTGCAGCTGGTAGAAATTCTGCTTGCCCTCGATATCGCACTCGGTGCTGTCGGCCCACAGGCTGAATTCCTGCTGCACCTTGGCTTTCCACGCCAGGGCGCGATCGCGCGACCAGCCCAGCACCGCGAGATTCGGCTGTGCGCTGAGCGCCAGGCCCGTGCCCACGACTCGGTCAATGTTGGTGTTGATGGCACCCACCGCGATGGGGCTGGTGCGCGCCAGCTCGCGCGAGGCGCCGCGCTGGAAAGGCAGCTGCCGCATCGTGTCCGACCGGGCATCCCGGGGACGCGGGTTCCAGAAGCGGCGTGGAGAGGCAGAGCCGGCGGAAGGCATCTCGCCGCCCATGGCCTGCATTGCCCCCAGCGTCTGGATCTTGGCGCGGGACAGCGCCCTATCGGCCGCCCAGCCCGGAGCCACCGCTGCAATCGCGCGGTCAAGCAGATTGAGTTCCATGGCGGTTTACCGGGGCGACAGGTAAGCGACGCGGCGCACGCGGCCGGCCCGGCCCTGCAGGCGCTCGATATTGGCGCGGCACTGCTCGATGCCTGCGCGAACCTGCTCGAGATCGGCGCGGCGATTGCGCCTGGCGGTCTGTCCGTTGCCGATCATGTACTCCTGCGAGTTCAGGATGCGTTGCTCGGCGTCCAGATAGTCCCGCAGGCGCTCGCGCTCCTGCGTCAGCTCGGTGGCGGCATCGGTCATTACCAAGATCCTTTGGATTGGAGGTCAGCGATCGCACGCTCGAACTCGGGGCGGAAGCGCGCCAGCGCCACACGCTGCACGGTGCCGCTGAAGTCGAGCCGAACCGAGTAGTCCGGCGCGTCGCTGGTGAAGACGAACAGGGCGCGCAGGCGCTTGCCCTCGCGCCGCCAGATGCCGTCAGGCCGACCACCGCCCTGCGGCTGGCCTACGAACATGTCGTTGGCCAGGCGCCGGCCCTTGCGCAGCTTGGCACCCGTGGCACGGTCGCGCGTGGAGCTGGCGGCGCGGATGCCCTTGAGGGCGTTGAGGATGGTGCGAACCTGGGCGCCGCTGACGTTGCCGTAGGCATCCAGCTTGGCTGCTGCTCCAGGCATGGCGTACTGCGTGGGCGACAGCACGCCCTGGTAGCGCAGGGCCATCTCCAGGCCCTTGTGCTTTCGCACGCCGCCCTCGACCTCGGGGAACAGGAAGTTTTCCGGGGCCACGCCCGGGGCATGCGCGCCGGTCTTGACCATGACGCGCGCCATCAGGTTGTCCTTGTTGGCAGGCTCGATGCGCAGCGCGTTGAGCGTGTAGGGCACGGGGTTGGAGAACACCTTGCGCATCTCGGCCGGCAGATCCTCGGTCTGCGCCTGCTTGGCGCAGCGGGTAAGCGCCGTGGCCGCCGCATAGGGGATCATGCGCGACGGCACGCCGCGCACGGACGCGATCACGTCGGCGATCGAGGCGCCCGTGCGGTGGATGGAAAGCATGGATAGAGGCTCCAAAACAAAGCCCCCGACTCCTTTCGGAGACCGGGGGCTGATACCGACTTTCGCTGCTGCGGTTGGGTGTCGGGAGGATGTTTTCTGCGTCAGGCGGATTTTTTAGACCTACCTGAATTGATGCCAATTTTGGGCCAAAGTGTCATATCAAAGCGAGCCCTAAATTGTCATATCCAGAGCTGACACTTTATTCCTTGACATCTGCGCCACTGCCTGGATTCCATTCCTCAAGAATGGCCTGTGACGCAGAGTAAAGCCGCTTTCGGAACGAGGCCAGCACCAGGTAGTAGTGCTGTCGGCTGATCTCCAGCGCAGAGGCGGCGACCTTCACGGGCGTGACCCGATGCACGTAGTAGAGGTCAAATACCCGCTTGTCCAGCGCATCCGGCTGGCACTGGTATGCCAGGTGGAAGGCCGCCAGTTCGGCGCTACAGGCCGCATTCGGACCATCAGTACGCAGCGGCCTGGTGCGTGAGCCGCTGAGCTGGCCAAGGATGGAGCCCATGCTCGGCGACGGACCGTAGAAGCGCCGCGTGGCTTTCCAGGCCACCCAGCGCTCGCACAGCTGGTCGAGATCTCGCTGCTCATCACCGGCATCTGGCTCGGCATCGTCATCCTGGCCAGGCGCGGCGGCTGCCAGGCGCAGGGCTTCGGGGTCGTGTAGATCGTCGTGGCGGGTCATTGGATTCCTCTCGAATAAATGCGGCGGCCAACTGGCGCCGGGCGGGCAAGGGGTGGCAGGGGTGAAGGGGCCGCGACAGGCGGCGGGGGCGGGACAGGTGCCGGTGGCGGCATTGCGGGCGGCGGCAGGACCACGGTCGCCGGGCTTGGCACTTCGGCATGTACAGACGTCTGTACATGCCAGCGTGCCGGCATCGGGACGGGCGCCACAGGCGCGGCCGGCTCGGGCGCTGGCAGCGCCGCCAGCACGGGGGCCGGCACTGGCGCCGGTACAGGTGCAAACAGATCGCCGATGGGCGGGATCAGCTTGTCGCGCAGCCGCTGCCAGTCCAGCGGGGTCCACTTGTGGAGGCCCAACTGATGCGCAATGGCGAGGTTGTAGACGCTGACGTCCCAGGCCTCATTGCGTGCGCCATTGGGCTTGACCCACTCGCGGATCGCCCGGCCCTTGTGCCAGCGCGTGCGCGCCTGCTCAACCACCATCTGGTCGAACCATTCGGGTGGCAGCGCATCGTTGAAGTGCATGGCGCCCGGGCCTTCGGCCAGCTGCATGCGATTGGAAAGCCAGTCCTTGGCGACGTCGGTACCGACCGTCCACAGCTCCACGCCGCCGGGCGTCTTGGTGCCGCCCCAATCGATGTCCACGCGGCTCGGCGAGCTGCCCATGATCGGCTTGTTCGGGCGCGATGAGCCGTGCAACACTGTGCAATTCAGGGTGCGACGGGCCGCGCCGTAGTTGTAGACGTCCTGGGTGTTCGCGCCACCGGCATCGATGCCATAGGCGCTGATCATGATGGGCCGGCCGGATGCGTGCAGCAGCGGCGTGCGCCGGATCTCGTCCAGGCGCTGCCAGACGCTGCCCGGCGTCTCCGGTGGGTCCGTTGGCGGGCCATTGAGCACGATGAAATCGATCACCCAATGCTCCATGCCAGGCCCCCAGGCTTCAATCTGCACCTCCAGTCGGTTGGGCTGGGTGTCTGCCGTCATGGTGGCCACGAGGGCCGCGTCAGGCAGCACGCGCAGCGGGTATTTCTCAGCCCTGTCGCGCAGCTGCTTGGCCGTAGTGACGGTCTCGGAATTCTTGTACGACAGGCCCAAGCGGGTGTTGTAGAACACCTGCATGCCCTCATGATCGCCGCGCGCCAGGCGCTCCTTGGCCCGCGCGTACTGGCGCGCCAGCGTGAGCCAGGTGATTGCGCCCACGGGCATGTAAAAAGCCGACAGCGTAAAGCTGATGGTTTCGCCATCACCCTGCGCGGTGGCAACCCACCGGGCCCGACCCCCTGCGGCCTCGTCGCGCAGCATCATGGTCTTGTGCCGCTCGTCGATCTCGCACCAGCAGTGCGGGCAGACGAACCAAGCGCGATCCATGAAGCCCGTTTCTTCGTCGCGCCGGAACCTGAAGTTCTCCAGCAGGAGCGGCTGCAGTTCGCCGCAATGTGGACAAGGGACGTGGTAGTACTCCTTGGTGCCCATCTCGAACAGCGTGTCGATCTTCGAGAAGCCCTCGATGGCGGGGCTCGAGGTATAGAAGAATTTGCAGTCGTTCGCGTACTGCGTGGCCCGGGCCTCGGCCAGTTCGACGGGATCGCCTTCGCCGTCAACGTTCAGTTCGAGGCGGTCGATCTCATCGACGTAGATGTAGGGCGCAGAGACTTCGGCCAAGTTGGCAGCAGAGCCGGCAGTGTTCATGTACAGGGTCGCGTCGCCCAAAAAATCCTTTGCCTGCACCGTGTTCCGGGAGTCGCGGCTCTTGGCTGCGGCCACACGCTCGCCCAGTACGGACACGTTCCTGATCATGGTCGAGACCCGTGCGGAAAAGCGTTTGACCAGGGTGTCCGTGGGCTCGAGGGCAAGGATGTTGCGCGGCCGGAGATGGATCAGCGAGCCGATCCAGTTCAGCGCCGTCTGTGTCTTGAGCATCTGCGACGCGACCCTCGCAACCACTCGCTTGCAGGGATGGCCAGGCGACAGCACCTGGTGAACGCGACGCGCTGGATAGCTGTGGTCAAAACTGAAGCGGCCAGGCTTCGGGCCGCTCTTCGGCAGTACCACGAACTCCTCGGCCCACTCATCGCAGTGCAGCTCGGGGTCCGGGTGCATGCCCTCCACCGCCGCTAGGACCATCAGTGCATACCCATCAGCGAGATTCACTGGTCGTCCTCCCCATGCAAGACGCTCTGCAGGCGCCGTTCTGCTGCGCCGAAGGCCTTGCGCAGCTCATCGTGGATGATGCGTTCGATCTCGCGCGAGTCCGCCAAGCCGACCAGTAGTGGCGCTGCGCGCTGGGGCACGCCCATGGCCTCGTCGCGCAGCGCGCGGAAGGCATCGAACACGCCGCGCCGGGCATCCTCACGGTCCACCAGCAGACCGGCCTCGCGAGCGTTTTCGCGCTCCTCGCGCTCTACCGATGCCCGCTCGCGGCGCACGCGCAGGCTTTGGTAGTCATCGTTTGTCGCAGCGGCTGCAGCATCCTGGCCCGGTGGCGCGTTTTCTGCGGTGGACCACCCTCCCCCTTGCTCTATCGGCAGCGACGCGCCAGCGCGCCCGCTGTCGGCCCTGGCGCGCGTGTTCTGCTGCCACTGAATATCGGCCACAGCAGGATCGATCTTCCCGTCGATGAGTGTGATGCGCTTTTCCTTCACGGCCTTCGCCACGGCGGACTTGGCTACGCCCCGGCGCCGCGCGTACTCGGCCTGCGTGACCAGCTCGACGCGCCCGTTCACCTCGACCCCCAGCGTTCACCACTTCGTTCACTTTTCCCCAGACCAGCCACTAGCGCTCGCGCGGGGGCCGAATTACCCCCGTGATGGCGTGCGCCGGGAGTACCTATGCCGGGGTGCGGGGTATACCCGAGGGGGTGGGCCGGGGCCGCCGCGCCGCCTGCCGTCGCCAGATCCTGCCTATCCATTTCTTCTTCCTCTCTTCTCAAAAAACAAAGAAGTGATTACGCGGTTAGGAGCGCGCGTAAACACGAAACCCGCGCCACGCCTAGCGAGTTACACGATTACGTGGTTACGCACACGTCGCACACGCATACCCGCGCCCATGCACACACGCCCGCACCCGCACACCCACACACATGCATGTGTGTGAAGCGCGTAACGGCATAACCGCGTAACAACCCGCGCCGTTGCTGGATTCCAGCGTTACGCGCCCGCGTAATGGCGTAACCAGCCCGCATCACTGACCTCCCTCTGGCTCATGCCCTTCGGGGGAGGGGGCGCCGCTGCCGTATCCCATGTACTTGCGCAGTGCATCGCCGAAGTCACGCACCGCAGTGGTGGCCCACTCGCCCTCTGTCATGCGCTGGTCGCCCTCGCCCAGAATCGGATCGGTCACCAAGAACATTCGCTCGGTCTTCTTCGCGGCACCAGGCCGCGTGACATTCATTGGCTTGACCCGTGCCGGGCACCCCTGCCCCTCAGAGAAACGCAGGACCATTGGGGTGAAGCGCGTTTGCTTCTCGGGGTAGCGATCGCCGGATCGCTGGCACCACTTGAGGTAGGCGGCATAGGCCTGGCTGACGGCGCAGGCGTTGTAGGGCAGGTCCAGCTCGCCGGCCTGCCACTCGCTCCAGAAGATCTCCGGGCTCTTGCGGTTGATCTCGATCAGCGCAGTCTTGGCTTCCGTCATGGGGGCGGGGGCGTAGGGGTGGAAGTCCCCCAGCGGGTACTTGAGCAGGTAGTCGTAGAACGCGGCCACGCCCCCGTTGTCGCGCCACTCGCCCAGCTTCTTGTAGTACTCGATATCCTTGGCCCGGGGCGTGTACACCACCAGATAGCGCCGGTCCGAGTTGTCCAGGGCGAGCGGCTGCAGCTCGTTCGACAGGAACGCGATGTTCATGTGGTTCTTCTCCTCGCGCCGCGTCAGATTCTTGGGATTGATCTGCACGGTCGGCGAGGTGATCAGCGCCTTCAGCCGGTTCTTGTTGTGGACCAGCTCGGCCCGGCTCGACACTTCGTCGCCCACAACGAACAGCTTGCAGCTGCGCCAGTCGTTGAACTTGTCCTCCAGCTCATCCTGCCCCACCAGCGCGCCGTACTTGCCGTAGATGGCGACCATGATGTCGAACAGAAAGTTCTTGCCCGCGCCTTCGTCGCCGTGCATCACCACGGCCGTGCGCAGCTTGGCGCCCGGGTGCTGCAGCGGGTATGCCAACCAGCGCAGCAGCCAATGCATGATGTCGCCGGTGTCGGCCTCATCTGGCGTGGCACGGCTGGTCAGGTAGGAGATCAGCTCCAGCATGGGGGTCACGTCGCCGGCCTCGGGAACCATGGCCATGCCGTCGAACAGATTCACCGTGGTGACCGGGTCGGCCTTCATCGTCGGATCGAAGACCACGTCCTCCAGCCGCACCGTCTTGCGCTTCTCATTGGCCTTCCACATGCGGACCATTTCGGCGCCGTGGGCGTGGCCCATGTTGGCGATCTTCATGATCATCCGCTCGGCACCATCCCATACGGTGTCCGTGCCGTAGATCAGCACGAAGTTCTCGGCCAGGTGGTTGAACTTCCCCCAATCGACCGTCTTCTCTTTTTTCTTGCCCTGCACCGGCGGATCGGCCTTGTCCGCAGGGGCCTTGCCACCCCCATCCCCAGAGTCGCGCGCAGCTGCGCTCACTTTGGGGGGGCGGGGGGGCGACGAACGAGATGGCTCGGCCTGCGCCTCGCCCGGCGGCACGCGCACACCCGACTGAAAGTCGACGTGCACGACAGAGTTATCCAGCGGCGCTGGCGCGCCGAGAGCCGACGAAGCATGCGACTCTTCGGTCGCATGCGGTGGCGGCAGAGGCGGGAACGAGGCCCCGCCGACGTCGATATCGTCGGTGTGCTCAGCCATAGCGCCTCGCCATCGCCTCGACCACGCCCACCAGCTGCCGGCGCACCACGTCCAGGCCCTCGAGGACGTGCAGATCATTGAAGTCGGTATCCTTCGGCCCCCGTGTCGAGGCCTTGAAGATGGGCCAGACCAGATCGCAGCCGTCCGTGGCCTTGGCGGCGCGGGCAGCGGCCGTGCGGCCCGGGTTGATCAGCGCGCCAGTGCGCTTGTCCCGGGTCATGTAGTCGTCATCGGCCAGGATCAGGATGCGCGTGGCCGGGTACAGGCCGCGCAGCACGCGTACCACCTCGGCCAGGTTGCCGGCGTCCAGGGCCACAAACACGGGATGCTGGTGATCGACCGCCATGCGGGCAGTCAGGCCCGTGGCGTAGCCCTCCACCACCATCAGCAGCGCGGTGCTGCCGGCGTCGATCTCGCCGAGGCGGATGCAGCAGCCCGGCTTGTCGAAGGCCCGCAGGTAGATCTTCATCCCGTCCGGCTTGATGAACTGCAGGCCGCGCAGCGCCTGGTCACGCGGCAGATCCGGCCGCACCAGGGGCAGCAGCGTGGTGCCGGCTGGCAGGCGCACCACCACATCTTCATCACCACGCTTACGGGCAGGCCAGCGCAGCGACAGCTGGCGGTCCAGCGCGCGGAAGGCCTCGCCCTGCACCTGCTTGCGGCCCAGGTACGGCGTGGTGGCAGCGCGCACGCCCTTGCGCCAGATATCGATGGCCTCGGCCATTGCATTGGCGATCTCGGCAGCACGCTCGATCGCCGCAGCCTCGGCCAGCGCCTTGCGGTGCGCCGCCTGGCGGGCGCGCTCGGCCTCGGACAGCGGCGCCAGGTCAATCTCCACCTTCTGCCAATCGCCGCCGTGCCGATAGGTGCCGAACGAGCCGACCACATACGTGCCGCCGGCGTCCGGCTGCCACAGGTGCAGCTTGTACCAATCCTTGCCGCCGGCACCACAGGTCGTCTTGCGCCCTGCCCTGATCCTCTCGGGCAGATCACGCCGATCCCGGTCGCGCAGCGCGATGCCGAAATGCTCCATCTGGTGCAGCACGCTCTGGTAGTTGTCCATCACGCCCTGCCCTCTTTCAGCCGCTCCAGGCGTGCCACCAGCAGCGACGCATGGCCCACCGTGCGCTCCAGCTCGCGCGTCAGCTTCGTGGCCTCGGTCACAGGGTCCAGCGGCATGGGCGGCGCGTAGCCTGCCTCATGCAGCAGATAGGCGGTCAGGCCGTGAAAGCCGATCTCGCAGCACTTGCGCATCAGCAGCAGCAACTGGCCCGGGCTCAGCCGCTCGGCCCGGGCCGGGTTCAGCGCATCCAGCAGATAGCGCGCCGCCGCGTCAGGCTGCTTCTCGGGGAACAGCAGTTCGCCCACCTTCTTCGGGCCACCCAGGTACTTCACAGCATCCTTGGCAGCCTCCAGCTCATCGTCGTAATTGAGTGCTGGGTCCATGTTTCAGACCTCCAAAATCAGGGAAAACCCTTTCCGACGCGTTCCGAATTTTTCGGAACGCGTCGGAATGCCTGTATGGACAGGCTCTACAGAGGAGAAAGTGGCTTGCGCCGGCCCAACGCCACGCAGTGGCCTGACGGACATCAAGGCCCTGTCCCCTCTTCTCCATAGGCAAACCGTTCCGACGCGTTCCGAAAAATTCGGAACGCGTCGGAATGACTCAGCCAGGCAATACCGGGAGACTTCGATGCATGAACCAACGCACCGAACCCTCGCAACAAAAAGCCGCCACGGTCCGCATGGAGCGCGCGGCGGAAAATGCGCTGGGGAAATGCACCACCCCAGGCAACTACGAAACGGGAGGAAATCCATATGCCGACAGACACCCACCTTCACCAACGGCTCGAGGAAGCGCTGCAGCGCATCAGCGCCATCGAGGCGGCGCTCGGCGCGCTGACCATGCTGGCTGTGGAGCACATGCCGGCAGCCGGGCAACAACGCTTCGCAGAGGCGCTGGCCACCTTTGGCGCTGCAGCAGAAAAAGAAGGGGACATGGCCACAGCCACATTGCTCACCGGCCTGCATGGGGCGGCTGTGGGTGGATCTGCCGCGTAGCGCACCATTTGCGCCAACGTGTCTCCAAGCCATCCACGGAGACCCGCTCGTCGCCAAGCGCAAACAACAGCGGTTGCAGCTCGCGTGACAGAAAAACCAGGGGGTGGCTTGGCGCCTGCGGCGCGACCTTGCTTTGTCCAAACCATGGGACAGCAAAGAGGCCCAGTAACGCGCGTCGGCGGCTAATAGCGCTATGCATGGCCTCCTCCTTGATGGCAGGAATGCAGCGTGCCCTCATGGTCATGCACCATCTCTGGCCATATGCGCTGCCAACCCTGGGGAAACATCGCGGAGCGCGTAACAGCGCCCTGAGTGAACTTCTCAATGTCAGCGCCATGTTCGGCGGGGATCGGCCGCTCGCCATTCGCCATCTTGTTCACGAACGAGGGCGAGACGTTGAGGTGACGCGCAAGCCCTGCGCATCGGCCTCTCCCGCCGGTCAACCAAGTTTTGAGTAGCTCCATGAGGCGCATTTTATTCCCCAATGGGGAAAGTTACGCAAGACCCAACGGGGAATTTTCTTTTTCCCCTTTGGACAGTGCAATCGCCCGGATGCGAACAGTTGAAGAAATTAGGCGAGCGAACCTACAGGCTCTGGTCGACCAGCACAGCGGGATGGCAAACCTTTGTGAGAAGCTGGGCTACGCCCGAAACGAGACGGCAACCCTGACCCGCATCCTCAATGCGAATGTCAGGCACGATCGAGGGGGCAAGCCATACAACATGGGCAGCCCTATGGCGCGCGAGATGGAGGAGAAACTCCTGCTCGAAGTCGGCTGGATGGACAACGCCCACTCCCACACACAGGCCCAGGGCTCAGCCCCCCCAGCGCCGGCTGATTGGCCCTTTTCCATTTCCCGCGCGAGGTTGGACGCTCTAACACGGGAGGACTGGATACGCCTGAACGCAACCGTGCAAGCTGTAGTGGAGACGCGAGAGGCAGATGCCCTCAAGAAAAGCGATAGAAGCGCTGCCTAAACAGCGCCAAACGGCCAAGATTTACATCTTCAAGCAACGAACCCGGGAGGAGGTTGTCAGGTGATCTCAAAGCAATGTCTGAAGTGCGGGCACACCGCGTCCATCGACCCAGCAACAACCCAGGCCTGCCCGCACTGTGGCGCGATCTACAGCAAGGTGGAGGCAGCGGCTAAAAGCCAGGCGCCGCTGCGAGCCGACCCCGTTTCGCAGGCGTATCCGCGCGCCACATCCACTGTCAACGACGCCGACCCAGCGGAGTTTGTGGAGACTCTGCGCGGCGAAAGCATCTACCCAACATTTAGAGCGGTGGCCAACCTACTTTACTGGTGCGGGATCGTCCTGGCCGTCATCATTCTGCTGGGAGGTTTGTCGCTATCCATGCGTGCGGGATTTCCCGCCGCACTAGGCGGCATCGCCGGCAGCGTGTTGGTGTTTGTGTTCGCCAGAGTGGGGAAAGAGATGAGTCTCATGCTGGCGGACCTGAGTGACGCCACAGTAAGAACGGCCGCCCGGGCAGAAAAAAATTCCCCACAGGGCTGAAAAGAAGGCCAAAACATTCCCCAAAGGGTATAGACAAGTTTACCCACAGGGGAAATAATCGCCTCCACACCCATCCCGGGTGCTGGAGGTTCCATGTCCCTTGCCCCTCTTCTGGCGCTCCATGAAGCGCTGCAGGAAGCCGAGCAGTTCATCGCCGGCTTCGAGAACGATCCCCATCAAGAAACTGACGTCGGCCGCCTGCTGAAGAAGCTGCGTGGCCAGCTGGACGTCACCCGCCTGGTCGTAGATGTCACGCGCGCCCAGGCTGCGGCCGATGCTGCCGGTGCCGTGCTGACGGGCGCTGAAATGCGGGGTGCGGCATGAACGTGCAGCCCATCCTCGATCTGGTGGCCCACCTCACGGGCGGCGCCCGCAGCCCCGACCACGACCTGCTGCTGTCATGGCTGGCCTACCCGCTGCAGCATTCCACTGGCAGATTGACCAAGGCCCTGGTGCTGCACGGCCCGCAAGGCAACGGCCAAGGCACCCTGCTGGAAACCATGGCGCGCATCCATGGCAGCGCCTACCTCTCGCTGGGCAGTGCGCAAAGGCTGCTGGACAGCGGCAACGCAGTGCTGGCCGGCAAGCGCCTGGTGGTGTTCGACAAGGCTCCGCAGGGTGAGGCCACCCATGAGGCCCTGGCGCTGCTGCTTGATTCACTCACCCTGCACATCACACGCAAGGGCCATGCCCCTCGCACCGAGCCCAATCGCCTGAACCTGCTGTTCGCGTGCCGCGACAAGTCCACTCAGGGCTGGTCGCCGGCGCAGTTTCTCACCATAGAAACCGCGCCGCCGCGCGAGCCTGAGTTCTACCGCGCCCTGATCAACTGGCGGGCGACCGACGGCCATTTGGAGTTCGCTCAATACCTACGCGAGTACCCCATCAGTGCAGCCTTCCTGACCAGCTGCACGCTGGCAGAAGGGGCCGCCGCAGCGATGACCGAGGCCGCACCCATTCGCACAGCCACGCTGGCCGAAGTACTGAACCGCGCCAGCGCCACGATCTGGAGCGCCGAGCGCACTCTGGACAGGCTGCCCGAAGGCTCTCCACTGTGGAACCACTGGTATGGCCGCATGTGCGGCCTGTACACGCTGCTGCAGTGCTGTGGCGCCCTGCCTGTCGGGCCGTTCGGCCGGTCAGCCCATGAGCTGCAGGGCCTGCTCAAGGCTGCCCGCCCCCAGCTTCCCCGTGGCTTTGAAAGCTACTCGGTCGTTGAGGCGCACCAGTGGCTCATGGAGCATGGAATCCAGGCGTCCGCTGATGAGGTCCCCCACTTGCAGCGCCACTTGGTCGCAGGGCTGATCAAGCAGAAAGACGTTGCAGAAACCGCCACTGGTGGCGCGCACCACGAACTGCTCGCCGTCGACGCTGATTTGCAAAATTCGGCCAATCCACATTCGGCCAGTGTAGGTCGTTCACCGCAGCGCGAAACCACAGCCCATGGAGACCAGCCATGGAACTGAAAACCTTCCGCGTGCGCGTTGCCGGCCGCAGTTTCACCGGCGCCTACCTGAGCGGCGCCCTGGCCGTGGCCCTGGCTCAATGCTTCTACCGCGTGCACAACGCATCGGCCATCCGGGTGCAGCCATGAACACGCGCCGCATTGAACTGGACGGCCCGCACCGCAGCCGCCTGCACCAGCGCCGCGTGCGCCGGCAACTGCTGGCCCTGGGCATCCTGGCCGCAGCGCTGATCTGCAGCCCCTGCATCGCCCTGCTGATCCATAGCCTGACAGGAGGCGCGCCATGACCATGGAGCTGCGCATACACGGCCAGGTCACCGCCTGCATATGCCGCACCACCACCGATGGCCGGCCGCTGCTGGAGGTGGAGTTGAAGACGCCAGACGGCCAGGCCGTGCATGCGCGGCACATCTACCCCGACAACACAGCCGCCAGCAGCCATGCGGCCATGACGCTGGCGCGCCAGCTCAAGGGTCACCAGGCCGAGCTGTACACCACCAACCCACGTTTCACCTGGCAGCGCATGGACTGCCTGGCGCAGCACATCCGCGCCACGTCCACGCCCTGCCCTCGCGAGGATCTAGCATGAAACCCGCCCTGACCTCCATCGCTCACGGCAACGGCTTCGGCACACGCAGCAGCTGCGGCTCGGACCTGCAGCAGCCCGCCCCAACGCCCAAGGCGCTGCGCCAACGCAGCCTGCGCGAGCGCGTGGCCACGCCCGCCAACGACCGGCCCATCCGCAACAGCACGGTCACCACTGCGGCCTACAAATTCCCTGAGCTGAATGCATCGGTCCGCCCCGGCGCCATGGACGCCTTCGCCCTGCCCAGCGTTGTCATGGGCGAGCGCATCTACCGCAAGGCACGGCCATGACCAGCACCGCCGCATGCAAGGCCTGCACGCACTGGCTGCCTGACACCAGCGACCCGCGCATGGTGCGCTTGGGCTTTGCCCAATGCGCCAAGCACCTGATGCCGGGCCGCACCTTCAACGCCGATTCGCGCTGCGACAAATTCAGCGCCATGCCTGCCGACCAGCTCGCCGCGCGTCGCGAGATCGCCGTGCAGCGCGTGCGCCAGCTCAAGCACAAGGAGGTGCGTTGATGGCACCAAAGACCAAAGACCCGCTGATCCAGCGCGAAGTGGTGATCAGCCTCGAGGCCACCGGCAGGGGCGGCAAGCCGCACCCCCAGGCCGGCCAACGCGGCAAGGTGATCGGCAAGACGCCCGGCGGGCGCCAGTACCAGATCGCCGTGGGCGACAGCCTGGTCAACCTGCCCATGGATGCCTTCGAAGTCGTGCAGGCCGAGAGCGAGGACAGCCCTGACAACGGGGCGATCGTGCACCCCACGCTGCCCATCGCCCAGATCGCGCCCAGCCGCACGAATCGCAGGGTGATCGAGGACGACGCGCTGCACGACATGGCCGCCACCATGAAGCTGTACGGCGTGCTGCAGCCCCTGCTGCTGCGCCGCCTGCCGGCCGAGCGCCTGCAGGACACCTTCGAGGACGAAGCCACGCGCCGCGCCACGCACGAAATCATTGCGGGCGAGCGCCGGTACCGCGCCGCCCAGATCGCGGGCCTGCGCGCCGTGCCCTACATCGAGCGCGACGCTGACAACATGCACGCGCTGCTGATGCAGCTGATCGAGAACCTGCACCGCAGCGACCTCACGCCCCTGCAGGAGGCGCTGGGCGTGCAGCGCCTGACCCTGGACCACGGCCTCTCGATCGACGGCGCCGCCGAAGCCCTGCACAAGAGCCGCACTCACGTCTTTGAATCGCTGCGCCTGCTCACGCTGTGCCCAGAGGCCACAGCCGCCCTGGCCGCGCGCACGCTGACGCGCAGCGTGGCCCTGCTGGTGGCCCAGCGCCCTACTGAGGCCATCCAGACCGAGTACACCAAGCGCGTGCTCACAGGCGGCCCTGACGGCGGCCCCATGAGCTATCGCAGCGCCCTGGACCTGGCCCGACGCAGCTACATGCTCAAGCTGGACCAGGCCCCCTTTGCGCTGGACGATGCCACGCTGTGCCCTGCCGCCGGAGCCTGCTCGATCTGCCCCAAACACACCGGCGCGTCGCCCGAGCTGTGGGACAAAAACGATGCAGACGTCTGTACCGATACCGCCTGCTTCGCAGAAAAGAAGGATGCCCACTTCGAGCGCCTGAAGGCCCAGGCCCAGCAGCGCGGCCAGCAGATCATCACCGGCCGCCAGGCGCGCGACATCATGCCCAGCGAGAACGGCGCGCCCCGTGGCTACCTGCTGCTGGACAAGCCCAGCCAAGGCAGCAGCGCGCCCGTGCGTCAGGTGCTGGGCCAGGAAGTGTCGGCGACGAGCGTGGTGCTGATCGAGGCGCCCAGCGGCAACCTGGTGGAGGCCGTGCCCACGCACGCCGCCAGCGCGGCAGTGAAGGTCAAGGGCGAGCGCCAGGCTGCAGCCAAGGCCCAGGCCGAGAAGCCGGCCGAGCCCACGCGGGAAGCGCTGAAGCGCGAGTACGACATGCGCTGGTGCGAGCGCGCTGCCGAGGCAACGATTGACGGGCTTATGCAGTGCCCACCCGAAGGGCTGGACCACATTCCCAGCCGCATTGCCCTCCAAATCCTGAAACTGCTGGCCGTCCAGACCCCCCCTCGCCTCCTGCACCGCATGTTCCAAGTGGACGGCAAGGATGGTCAGGCAGAAATGGACCTCGAGAATGCCCTGGAAGATCTAGCCGAGCAGGATCTGCCTGCGCAGATTCAGTACATGCTCATGATGGGCTGCACCCTCGGCCTGGACCAGGGCGAGCCACTCCTCGAGGACTTGGTGGACTTGGCCAACGTGGATCTCGAGTCGATCCAAAGCCAAGTGCAAGACGAGATGAAAGCCGAGGCCGCCGCACGCGCAGGCAAGGCAGCACCCACAGACAAGGCCACGCCCAAGCTCAAGAAAGGCAAGGCCACGGCCGCAGAGGCCAGCCGCGCGATCGCCGACGCGATGGCCGCCGCCGAGGTCACCACGCCCAACTCTATTAAGCCGCTGCAGCAGGTCCGCATCCGCGTCGACCTGCGCGGACCCGGCAAGAAGCTCCTGCCCACCAACGGCCGCCTGGCCATGGTCACCGAGCGCCTCGGCGATCGCGCGTGGCTGATCGAGCTGCCGATTGACCCCGAGGTCGACCTGCTCGACGAGCACGCCCTGGACGCAGCCGAACGCTGGAACCTGAGCGCCGACTACACCGAGCTGGAAATCATCAATACCGAAGCCCAGGAGGCCACGCCATGATCCCCGCCCTCAGCATCCGCCAGCCCTGGGCCTGGCTCATTGTCCATGGTCACAAGGACATCGAGAACCGTGACTGGGCGACACCGTTTCGCGGTCAGGTGCTGGTGCATGCAGGCCTGACGATGACCCGCGCCTACTACGACCAGATCACCGAGGAGCTGGGCAACGCCAGCATGCTCCCTGCCGGCGGTTTGCCCTCCTATGAAGATCTGCCGCGCGGCGGCCTGGTGGGCTGGACTCGCATCGTGGACTGTGTGGAACACAGCACCTCGAGGTGGAAGCAGGAGGGTAGCTTCGGTTTCGTGCTGCGCGACAGCAGGCTGATGCCCTTCGTGCCTTGGAAGGGTCGCCTGCAGTTCTTCAACGTTCCTGAATATGCATTGGAGCCCCGCCAATGACTCGCACTGATGCTGAGATTCTTACGGTCGAAGACTTAGCAAAACTGTGTAGCTGCGATAAAGAAACTGCTGCAGCGCGCCTGACGTGTGGCGATCTCCCTGGCGTCAAAGTGGGGCGAGGATGGATCATTCCGCGCCAAGCCTTATTTGAGAGGTTAAACGAAAAAGCCAAAGAGGAAGCTGCAGAAAGACGTAAACAGCACGCAGGTTTGCTCAACGCAGCCTACCGGCTCGAAATGGATTTTAATCCATCAGCACATAATAAAACACCAAAAAACTCCAAAGTATCTATCCCCTATTTAGTGTCCCCAGCAACTGGACGCAAAAGACGAAAACCTCCAGTGCTACCACCTCTACCGGGATAGAGCGTGTTATGCACCTGTAGAAAACCGCCTTGGCTCTGCGCGCTGGTTATCGCGAGACGCGGTGAGCCGCCCACGTTTCGTGCCTTGGCAAGCATTGCAAGGCCGCGAGCGTCTGCGCTGAGAGCCAACCCTTAGGGAAGGCCGTGAAAATTGCACAGAACGCTCTAAACAAAGTACGCAGAATATTATTTTCTTAATTATATAAAAAATCCCAAAGATAATTAATCATTTATATGTGATTCCACAGCATGACTATTGAAATAAATTATTTAACCAATTGAAAGAGTTGCAAAATTTTGCTTTTAAATTTAATTAACTAGAAGCTATCAGAATTCTTTCCTTGAGTCTTTGCAAAGCAGTTGGAATCATTCCAGATAACTCCTTATCAATCAAATCCTGAGCTTCCTGGGGTTTTCCATCAATAGCAAGAAGAAAAGCTTTAAATTTAATGAACGTTCGAAAGCTTTGAGCATTTGGACCCGTCGCAATCTCAAGCTTTGAAACAGCCTCCCTAAGTTTATCCCCATTCTGAAAATGCACCGCCAAATCTGCTTTTGTCAGTAGCGGATAAACAGTCTCTTGATGACGCAAAATTGCTGAATCTATCAGATCCATTGCCTTTTCTTCATCTTCATCATAATATGCAATAATTCTAGCCATCATTGAATCAGCCATCTCTTGCGAACGATCGGATGGGTCTGTTGCTAATCTTCTCTGAATCGACTCCAGTTCAATCCTGTTTTCGGCCGTTCGCTTCTTAATAATCAAACAAGAGAAGTAGCTATTAGCATTTATAGGATTTGATGAGCGATTTTTGTAGTTGCCCCTTGCCAACTCAAATGCTTTCTCATATTCATCGCTTTGCATATAAACAAGAACAAGCTCACCAATCGTTCGAGGATCCCTTTTCTTTCTATTAGCATCCAATAGATGTTTTTCAGCCTGTTGATATTTGCCAGCCAACCTATAATAAAATCCTTGAAGAAAAGATCGATCAGGTTCACTCACTTTTCTCACTTCATCAAAAAACTTGACAGACTTCACTCGCGCAAGCGACTGGCAGTAAATAAACCTGACATGGCTAACCGTATTTGCATGCATGAATCGCTCACGAGCGAGAATGCGCTCCGCCAGAAGAATAACGTCTTTATAATTTCTATCTTCATCATATAAACGTTTAATGGTCTTGACAAGGACGGAAGGTATTATTATTTCCGCCGGCAAATTCCTCCCCGATTTTAGTGCCTCTTGCGCAGAGAACAAATAATCAGAAATATCTTTATGCTCGTCTACATAGGTTGAAAGAAATTTATTTACATGTGACTCGATCGATGCCTCAAACTCAGTAGGAACACCAAATCTACTTCGACTTACGTAATCTCTAACGACCTCATTGACCCTTATATAATCCGAAGTAGAGCCCATCCGCTCACAAATAGACAAAGATAACAGATTCTCTAAAACCGGATAATAAGTCTCTTCAGAAACAATATCAAACAGTACCTCGTAGCTGATAAATTCAAACCTACATAGCAAGTAGATAAAATTTAAATCTAATGGACGATCCTTAAACCTTTCAAGAATTACCTGTGCTTTATTAGACGCATACTCTTGAATGGTATGGGAAAACCGCCTTGCTTGATGAAGCCCTTCATCCTTGATGAAGTCAACTGTGAATAAAACTTGCTCCGGAAACCCTGTGAGCAGATCGGAGAAAAAACCAAGATCTGATCTATCTATATTAATATCTTGAAATCTTGCATATCTTTGCAAAAGCCCTTTGCGCTCAGGTATATCAAGCTCAGAGATATGAATAGAAAATAATTTCGGAGAAATTCGATTGAGAATTGACTTCACCTTGAACTGACTGGCAATGCAAAAAGTCAAATGTCCCGCTGGAGAGAGATGCTCCAGGAGCTCGTCGAACCAGTCCACGATATCGCCGCTTCGCTGGACCAGAACTCCGTGATCCTCGATCAAAATTCTTTCTCTATCTTCAACAATCTTATCTACAATTTTTTTCGCTATGCCAACCTTTTCATTAATTGACATTTTTTGAAGAGATGGAATCTTTTCGGCAACCAAACCCAAATCATCCAGCTTTACAATAAAGTCCTCAATGCTATCAAAAGAATCGAGCGTTATAAAGGGAAACTCGTACGAATCTCTAACCAAATTTGACTTCTTTACGGCATGAGATATAACGGATTTTCTGCCTATGGATTGAAGACCGGATGCTATTAAAGCAACTGGAGATTGAATATCAAAATTATCAAGTCTTTCTTCTATTGTGCTTATAACTTGATTTCTTCCAACGAACAACTCCTTTCTTTCCTTTAGCCTTGGATGACTAGTCCATGAAATTTCCAGCAGTCGAGCATTAATTTTTCTCGCAGCAATAGCAGGCCTAAGTATTTGCTGAATATTCAAAGACTCTCTCATCCACAGCGGAATTCTAAAATCGTCAAATCTAATATTCTCGTCAATTATTATGGGATAAATTCGCTCTATTTTCTTTTGATCAAGACGGATCTTTGCATCTTGCAGCTCATCCCGAACCCAACTAGACTGAAGGGCCGAATCAGATAAAAATATAACAAAGAGAGTAGAATCATCAAGGGCCAAGGAAATTTCGTCAGCAGTTTTCATCCCTTTTTCAAAAGTCTCCTCGTCAATAATCCTTACTTCTTTTCTGAGCAATTTAGACACAACTCGTACATAACTATCTTTATCTTTTGAACTATGAGAAAGGAAACATTTAATCAAGGTTATCTCCCAAATATAGAAATATATAAATTGCGATTAACTGAAATCCAAAAAAAACAGGGATGCATTGACTATTTGTACATTCGCAATGCCAAATCCTCTGCACGGAAGCTAGCATAGCGTTGACTCATCCTACTGCCAAGTGCCCAGCCCATGATGCGATGGATCTCCGCCTCCCGAAACATCCATTCGCCCGTCTGATTACGCATTTCGAACCAGAGGCATGTAGCCTCATGCCGTAGATCATGCTCGGTCAGCCCTTCGCACTGCGCATAGCCAAACAGGCTGGCAAAGCGATTGGACAACCGAGAAGAAACCCTAGCCAGCTCCTGAGCACTCTCCTCACCATTCCACCAAGGGAAGACCAGCTGTTGCTCACCCTTATCAGGTAGGACCTGCAGGTAGGCTTCCAGAACCCCGAACAGCTCCGGACGTACGGGCACCTCGCGGTACTTGACCTTGCCGTGCCACTGCTTGCTGGCCTTAGCCCGGATCACCCGCGTCGCCAGGCTGAACTGACCACGCCTGAGGGTGTAGGCCTCGCGCAGCCGCAGTCCCGTGTACAGGATCAGTAGGAATAACACCCGCAAGGCTGGAGCGTCGTCCAGCTTGATCGTGCGCTCGCGGTCCGGCCGCCGCTCGCCGGCCAGTACCCGATCGATGCGATCCAGCTCGCCAGGCAGCAGCCGCCGCTCGCGCTGGACATCTTCCTTCGCAACCTTGGGCTTGACCTGGTCGCCGGCCACAGCGTTGAGCGCCTCGATGTCGGCGCGATCTTTCGGGGTGTATGTGGCAGCACCCTTAGGCAGCAGCCGCAGCGGGTTGCCCACCATGGCATCGGGATGCTGTCGCAGCCACCAGTCCAGGCAACGGGACAGCGAGCCCACACGCTTGCGGATGGTGCCTGGTGCAAAATTACGCTCCAGTTTGAGGCTGCGCATCCAGGCCTCGGCCCACTTGTAGGTGAGATCGGCGATCAGCACCTTGCCCACCTCGTCGACCAGTTGCTCGAGGACCGGAATGTCGGTGGCAGCAGGCTGGCCGGTGTTGATCCAGGCAACCAGAACGAAGCGCAGGCGCTCTGTGGACTTGGGTGGCGAGGCTGTCGGCTGCACCAAGCCTGCAGGGACCACGCCGGCAGCGAGCAGCTGGTCGACCTGCTGGCCGTACTGCTCTGCCTCGACCTGGTCGTCAAACGTCATGTAGACGGGTTTGGGCAGCAGCTTGCTGCGAATCGTCAGCTCATATCGCCCTCGGGGCGTTTTGCGCACACTCGACAAACTCACCTCCCTGTGAAGTTCGGCCGGAGTGTACTCACCTCATCGACAAACTATGCAAATTAGGCGTGGTTCGACCGCAGTTTCTGCGCGGTTTGAGGTCGAGTGAGCCCATATTGAGGCGGCCCAGAAATGAAAAAAGGCCCCGAGGGGCCTTATAAGTACTTGATTTTCTTTAGAATTTTTGGAGGCGCGAACCAGAGTCGAACTGGTCTAACCGGATTTGCAATCCGGGGCATAACCGCTTTGCTATCGCGCCAAGATCACTATCAAACATGCAGCATTGCTGCAGTTTTTAAAACT